CTCTGGAACTCTGGTTCTGATGCTAACAAAGATATTGCACGTAAGCAAAAGCGTAAGTTGCAGTATATCGCAAACGTTTATATTGTCAAAGACCCTGCAAATTCTGACAATGACGGAACAGTTAAATTGTTTAAATTCGGTAAGAAGATTTTCGACAAGTTAAATGAAAAGATGAACCCCGAGTTTGAAGATGAAGTCGCTGTCAATCCATTTGACCTCTGGGAAGGTGCGAACTTCAAGTTGAAGATTCGTAAGGTTGAAGGCTATCAGAATTATGATAAGTCTGAGTTTGACACATCAGCACCATTGTCTGGTGACGAAGATGACTTAGAGCGTATTTGGAAACAAGAGTACAACTTGTCTGAATTCTTAGATGAAAAGAACTTTAAGTCTTATGATGAATTGAAAGCACGTTTGAACAAAGTGCTTGGTCTTGAAGATGGTTCTTCTTCTGGCAGTGATTACGCACCTAGAGCCAGTGCGATGCAAGAATCTAAACCAGCGCCAGCACCTGCTAAGAAAACTACAGTTGCAGACTCAGTTGTTGATGATGATGAAGACTTGAGTTATTTTGAGAAACTAGCTGAAGATTAATATTTCGTAATCTCTTTTGTGACTTTGGGGAAGCAATAAAATGCTTCCCCTTTTTTTATCAGCCGGTTATACCAACTTGAATGCCCGTTGATCTAACAACGTCAATTGAAGTAGTCAACGAATTGACGAAAGTAGTCACCTGTGAGTTATCTATTTTTGCGCCTTCAACAACAGTATTGTTTGTTGATCCTGCACCTCCTGCACCTGTTGTCGCTGGAGGTGGTAGTAATACATTTGCTGGTCTATTAGCGCCAGCAACAGAAGCACTAACAAAATCTTCAACACTTAAACCAGCTGATGTTCCTTCAATATTGTAGACAGGGCGATCACCTTGATCGAGTAGTAGTGCATCAGGACCAAAAGTATTCTTAACAAACTTTCCTTGTTTCATACTATAGATCATATTCTCACCACCCGCTGTTCCAGGTGTTACTACGTTACCCTCGTAATCATATGAGTCGGCCGTTGCCGTTGTTACATAAGCGGCTTTTGTGGCGGCTGTGTTAATTAGTTCAGCGATACGATTTGACTCTGCAACGTTATCTGCGTATATACCTTTTTCAATCGATGTGTCTAATGCATAATTTCCAGATTTTAAATCTGAAACAAGACCAGAACTCAATGAATGTAACGAATAACCACCTAATGCGTCTGCGGCTTGATCTAGTTTACCTAGATTTTCAGCCTTTGCAGTCTTTTTAAATTCATCTCTAACCAAAGCAAGAATATCTGATGCATATGAATTTAAATTCGTACTTTCTTCTAACGCTGGCCAACGTTTGACTTCCTCTGCATTATCACTAGTAAGTGTGGATGGATTTGGTGCGCCTTTACCCCAAAGCATTGAAACTCTATCAAATTGAACTTTTATGTACACCCAATCATATGGTGCAGTTGTGTTTGTAACCTTCTCAGAAGTTTTTGTCGCATTGAATGCAACTTTCAACAATCCATACGCAATCGTTTTAAATACATCAGGCACAGCATGATATTCTGTTGTCTCTAATATAGGAGCGATAGCAGAAACATTATTATTTCCTGCAACATAGATAGCCGCATGGAATTTTGGTTCTTTTGGTGGAGGCGCAGAACCACCACCGCCACTATATGAATCAACAATCATATATATCGCAACTGCCGCCGCAATGTACGGTACGGCTGTTGCTAAGGATGCTCCTATAGTAGAACCACCTGCGGCCGCAGTAGTTGATGCACCGAGTGCAGTAGACGTTGCAACGCCAGTTTCAACGGCAGCAAGACCAGTTCCTAAACTGCCTCCTAAAGCTGTCGATCCTGCTGTAAGTCCTATGCCACCACCCGCTGTTAATCCAGTAGCGCCAGCGGCTCCTACTGTCAATCCAGTACCTGTTGCGACTGTACCACCGAGCATTGTTCCGAGAGTAGGGAATCCAGCAGAGATAAGTGCATTTCCAGCAAGCACACCTGGCGTAGCACCAAATAGTGCCGTTGATGCCATGCCAACGCCCGTTTTAATCGCATAACTCTTTAGCAGAGAACCGCCAATTGCTTCTATATAATCCATCGTTGATGGTTTTTGTTGTGTCGGTCTAGACCTAGACACTCCACGTACTGTGTTTGCACCACCACCAGAAAGACTTCCTGCATATGGCGAGCCTAATCCAATATCAAATCCCGTGCCACCATAACTAGAGAATGATGTTCCCGAACCACTACCTCCACCCGAAAGTCTTAATAATGAATGATCGATACTTGTTAGCAAATCTGTTTGATCGCCCAACGATGAAAGTGTTTTGTCTGTTCCTAAAGCCTTAGATAATGCGTTTACTGATCCTGGTGCGCTATTTGTTCCGTCTGCATATTTTGTATAGTTTAATGCATCTAACAGAGGTCTATACTTTTTACTTGCGGCCGCATTGACAACAAACTCACCATTAGACAACAATGCAGGTATAGAATCTGATCTTGATGTTCCAGGACCCATAACAGGTCCGCCATCAGCGAAACCAAATAGACTTGTTATCCATGGTAAGGCAGTATCTGTTACAAAACTGCCAGCAGTACTTAATAGAGTATCGCCGATTCCACCTGATTTCATTAGATAATCTATGCCCATATTCAATCCCTTTTGAATTGCAAAGTTTGCAACCATCTGAGCATATGGATTTTTAATGTTTTTAGTTAATTCTCCACCCAACATGTTCTTACCCATGTCGAATGCAAAGTTTCCTATTTCTTGCATACCAGTTAATGGACTAACACCTCCTTTTCCATCGGCCGTGCCGCCAAATAGTTGACCAGATTTTCTTACTATATCTCCCTTTTCAGGTAACTGCAAACCTGTCGGCGTTGAACCACCACCCTCATCAATGCCGCCTGCCTCTTTAACAGCAACAACTATGCTTTCAGCGCCTTTTGCGGCTTGGTGGTTGACGGCTGCCGCATTGGCTTCGGTTCTTACATCAGCCGCCTTTTCATAGTTTTGTTCGGCTTCTAATCTTTTAGCCTCTCTTTCGCCGGCTGCTTTTAATGCGTCAGCCTCATACTTGGCTCGTTTATCTGCCTCTTGTTTCATCAATTCAATTTGTATGTCAGCCTTCCTGTCATTTCCTTCTTTGTCACGCATGTATTCTTCATTAGACAAATTAAGTATTTGTCGTTTCGATGGTGCGACCATTCTACCCGTATTCGGATCAACAACTTGTCTATAAACAGGTGCACCGCCACCTACAATATTTCTAGGGCCGCCAGGTCCATATGGATCTCTATAGTTATTATAGTCTCCTAAAGCATTTGTTTGGCTTACGGGTGCACCATAGTTTCCTGATGCTCTAATGTCTGCGGCTGTGGCTTCTCTTCCGCTATCAGCGTATACGAATGCGCCTGTGCCATTAGCGCCTGCTCTTGGATTCCATATTACAGATTTTGATCTATCATCTGCACCCATTAACTTTGAAAATGGCTGTGTTACTTGCTCACCTAATACTGAAGAAAAGTATTGAATGCCTTCTGCTGGATTTTTAAATCCATACTTAGCAAAAAGAGTTTCTGGACCTAATGCAATACCACTTTCTTTACCACCAGATGCACCATATAGTAATTGTTCTAATGCTAACTTTTTATTTCCTGCGGCAAAATTACCAAAAATTTGTCCAGTTAATTCTTGCGTTTCTTTTGCACCTAGACCACCAATACCGAACTTACTTAAGTCTTGAAAAACTGTTCTTCCAGCAATTCTAGAACCAACTTCTAAGTAACCTTGTGCAAGATTATTGAACAAAGGTGCAAACATTGGTCCATACTGTTTTCCTAGAAGTTTAGTTGTTGCTTCATTAATTACTTTATCAGTGCCAAAAATTCTTTGAAGTTGTTGTCCACGGAAGTTATCATCTCGCCCTGCTTGAGCCGCAGAGACACCAAACCCTTTAGGGAATAAACCTTTTGTGATTGCTTGTGTGAATGCGCTAGTTGCAGTACTTCTAAATTGTTGCAAAAACGTCTTGTTCGTTTCTGCTATAATGTCACTATTGTTTCTGAATAGTGGTTTTAATGCTTTTGTCTGTCGTGCGATTCCATCATTGACAGCATTTGACTTTATAGGAGATCCATTTTTTGCATTGACACCTTGGCCTCTTGCAATGTTCTCATTTTGTTCAAATGCTTTTTTGTCGTGAACAAGTATAGGTTTATCATCTTTAATCTGTGTCCCGCCTCCACCACCACCATCAAGTTTAAATCCAGGACCAGCGGCTAGTTGTATGCCACGCCCATATTTATTTTTGTCGAATGGTGTAGAGAATGCAGCCGTTATTTGATCCATTATCGGATTGCCACTAGATACGTTCACACCGCTATTGTCTATCTTGACTGCTGGTGGCTGTCCTGGTGCGCCTTGCTGATTACCTGTTGGTGTGTTAGGCACAACCGGAACATTAGCAGTACTAGGTTTCTTATCCTTGTCGCTTGTTTGAGGTCCAATACTGGAATTATTTCCTCCAATTTTTTGGCTCATTAATGCATACACTTCACTCAGTGTACGTGGTTGTGTTCGGGCTCTGTCTTTATAAAAAATAGAAGGATTGGAGTTAGCCGCCGCAGGATCAACAAGCGCCGCATTACCATCTGGATTATCTTTTAGTAGTTTTAAGAACTGGATTGCGCCTGATGTATTCCCACCCAAGCCCAAAAAGTGAGCCATGTACAAGTCTGCTTGAGTTGGGTCACGTCCTAGATTAGATTTTAAACCTATACGATTTTTTTCTGTAAAATATTCCGCAACTTTTCTAGCTTTAATAGGATCAAATCTATTCTTGTCATCCATATAATTAGCTTCAGCGTCATCTTTAGTTAAGACGCCAGCATTTACCATGGAGTTAACAGTTCCCTTCCAAGTACCTTGTACTGTTTTTCCTGTTTTGTCTTTGTAATCGCCTAAGAATTGATACAAACCAGACGCAGTAGACTTATCATTTTTGGCACTAGCATCATTATTTGATTCTGCTCTTGCCAAGTTAGCAAGATAGTCGCTAGACTTAACGCCCTTTGGAGTACCATCTGGATTGTGAGTTTTATCCCAATCTTTTTTCCAATCTTTTTGTCTATTCGCTAATGACAATGGTGATGAGGCAATTTTTTCTTGGTTTATTTTATTTTGTGCTAATTGTGCTTTGTTTAAAAGTTCTGCTTGTTTAACTTTATCTTTTTCTAATCTTGCTTGTTCTCTTAACTGTTTTGCTTCTTCCGCATAAGTTTTTGTCGGCATCGGAGCGACAGCTTGATTATTGTCTCTCGCTTGTTGTTTTTGTTTTTCTTCCGTCTTTTTACTATAATAAAACAATGAGCCAAGTCCAAGGGCAGCCAAGCCAATAGGATTCATTATCAAAGCACGTAGTGCAGTTGTCACGACTGTTCTAAGGGCCGCTGCCAGTCCCGATCCTATAGACGCAAGAAAAGTTCCACCTGCAATGGCAGCATTGACTGCAACTCCAGTAAGAGGCGATGCAACTATACGTGCCAACATACTAGCAATTTGTTTTCTGAATAAAACAGCAAGACCACCAAGAGCCAATTCTTTGCCGTAGTCTCCTATAAGACCACCCAACCCACCACCTTCACCGCCTCCAGTGTTTTTATTTTTTCCACTACCAAAACCTGCACCAAGATTCTTAATTGCTTTCAGTAATTCATCATCACGAAATGCTTGTTCATTTGCGGCTTCTTCTGCAAATTGATCTTTTCTTTTTTGGTCTGAAATTTGAAATGCAATTAATTTGGATTGATTTATGACACTATCATTTAATTGTTTTAATTGACGAACTTGTTCTATGTTAATGACATTTGATTTATTTTGACCAGCAACAAGAGATACGCTTGCGGCTAAGCCACCCATTGCAGAACTAGTGCTGGCTGTCGGAGGTGCACCGCCAGGTTGCATTTTTGGTGTGTTTGCACGTTTGCTTAATTCTTTACCAAATGCCATGCCCGCAGTAACTGCAGGCATCTCTCTAAGAATAGCACCTTTCAATCCACCAACTAATGCGTTTCCCGCACCCTTGACGGCATCTTTTGCCATTCCTCCTAGTGCGCCAGTGTATCCTGTTGTTGCCATTATTGATTACCCTCTGTCGAATACAGAGTCTGGGTCTGCTTCTGCGAATCTTGCTGACTTTCCAGTTGCAGGTTTTGACATTCCCATTGAGTTGCTTCCCATACCCATACTTGGTGGTGCGCTATTAAATGATGATGGCGATGACATTCCCATTGATCCATGGGAGCCATATGTTGTTGTGACGCTTTGTCCCACGGGTTGCATTCCGCCATTGTTTGCTCCTGCTAGTTTTTCTTGAGTACGGCCGAAAGCGGCAACACCAATAATAGCACCCATAGAAAGATGAAATAAACCTGCGCCTTGCAAAGTGATGGGTTGCCATGCGGTCACAGGTTGTTTCAGAGAGGCTTGTAGTATAGACCACAATACAGGAAAGATAATGAAGTCAGTTACACAGGTTAGCATATAAATCCAACCCATCATTGGACGCCACTTAGCGTTCATCCAATCTTCTTTTTTCTTATCGCTATCACTCAGTTTTTCGTATTCTTTTTGCGTAGCCATTTATCTTCTTCCTCTTTGTTGTGCTTGTAATTGTGCTTGCTGATTTGCGTCTTCTATATGTTGAGACAATAGCATAATATACAATTCACGTTCAAAAGGTATCATATTCTCTAACGTTTCCAAATCATATTTATGATGTTGCATTAGAGAAAAATTCGTTTGATAGTAGGTAGCTAGGCTTTCTCCTCCTATCAGAATCCGAAAAAACTTTGCAGACCTTCCATAGTGATTTCATCTTCACATCCGCATTTTTTGCAAGTCCATTTTACTTTGTGTTTCAGTTTTGGCATTAACTCAAAGAATTTTGTTAGTTTCAAGTATTGATCTTGATTCAAGTTTTCGATGAACTCTAACAATTCTTTCTTTGTGTAATCTTCTTTTTTATAGACATTTTCATTATCAAAAATATATTCGATGCTGTTGATAATAGCATCTGTTGCAACGTCCATCTGATTCTTATTTCCACTAGATTTACTGGCTTCAATTGCCATAGTGACGTTAGGATATTTTAATTTAATGCCGATGCCAGTTGTTTCATCTAGAATAATTTTATCTGTATGATCTTCAGACTTGACAACTTCAACTTCTAATAAGTTTAATTTCTCATCTGTAATGCCATCGCATTCCTGAACATTAGAATTGTAACCAGTTGGATGACGTAATTTCAAATCGATTGTCTCTCCAATTGATTTTGCTCTGAGTCTCATAAAGAAGTACTCTAAGTCAAATGTTGGAATTTCATCTGGATTGATCTTATCAATAGCACAATTATTGATAATTTGTTTAATTGCCAATAAAACAGATTTTTGATCTTCTGATTCCATTGCAAGCAAAAGAATTTTTTGTTCCTTCACTAAGAATGGACGATATTTGACACTTGTTCCTGTTGATGGTAAAGTCAATTCAAATATTGGACTGCTAATTTTTGGTAAAGCCATAGTATTTCTCCGGTAGTTATATTAAAAAAATTTACACATACGTATGATATCTATACGCAAGTGTGACACCAAATCGCTGATAGGTATTAATCTCTTCCCATGTTGCATTCATAGGCGTAATTGCAATTGGATAAACGTGATGACATATGTATGTTATAGCAGGCACTCCAGCGTCAGTAAGCTGAGAAACCTCAAGTTTATTTCCCAAAGCATATTCCGAGTAGAATGAAACAGTTCCAGCCTGTGCGTTATCGCCGGGCTTGACAATAAAATCCATCCATGTCTCAAAGAATTTGCGTTCTTCCATTTTTTCAGAACAAATGATAGACAGTTGAATATCATTGTATGTTGTATCATATGGAAGTTTCAATGATGGTCCTGATCCCATATCATCACTAGTGGCAATTGTTCTTCCTGGTATTTCTGCTTTCTCGCACCTAAATTCAAATGTAGATGCTATTGTAGACAATTGTGGTTGATCTGATCTACCAGTTGTACTAGCTAAAGTCAGTTTAACTCTAAAGTTATTTGGTCTAAGAAGTTTTCCTAATGATGCTCTTAAATTTGATATTGCGTAGTTTGTTGTCATCTTATGCTCTTCCTAATTGTTTGCGTGAATCTTCCCAAACACGACCTGTGTCTGCTTTTCTGAAAGACTCTGTTGGTAGAAAGATAGCAATATCCCATTCGTTTACTTGTATTTCTAAGAATTGAGAACGCACATGACTTCTTAAATATTTCTTTAGCATAGGCTTAAAGAATCTGTACTTAGATGCAGACTGTAAAATAGAGTATGAGATTTTGACTTTTGTTGTGTCATCATATTTTTTGTTT